TTTTTTCTTGCGGTTTCTGGCGTTATTTTTCCAGATAACCATTTATTTTTCATTGATTCGGAATGTTTATTTTTTTCTTTCCATATTATTATTCCAACTATTCAAAACACTTTTTCTTTTATTATCATAATACTCCTTTGTGGCTTTTATTTTATGCCAGTGATGTGAAGGATGATTTTCTCCTTTCAATCCATACATAGGATTATCTTTGCCGTATGTTATAAAAGTATAATGTTTTTTGGAATTTCTTTTTATTTCTTCAAAATTCCACTCCATCTCTGTTAAGGATTTAAATATATCGTCCATTTTTGCCTCCAAACATATTTATAATTGTTTGGTGCCAATAACGATTATTCCATGAATTTTTCAATACCCTGCGGTTTCTTTGCCGCTTTTGCATCCTTCTTTGCTTGTTTGGATTCTTCGTAGTTCTCAATGAATTCGGCAATGTTATCGTAAATCTCAAACTGCTTTGAGGTACCATCTTCACTTTCCAGAAACTCAAACTCATCCAGAATACCAACCTGTTCTGTGGCTTTGTATTTCACATACAGTTGTTTCTTTTCTTTCTGTATTCTACGCAAGAACGCATAGTAGATTATCTGTGTGAAGTATGCAAATGGATTCTTCGACTTGTCTGGATTGAAGTTGTCAAAATACATAAGACAGTTTTCAATACCATCCGAAATCATTTCGTCACGGTAGGTATAGTTGATGAAGTTTGGTTTGTGAGACAGACCTTCGGCAATTTTCATCCAGCATTCACCAATATAGTTTGGTATTGGTTCATCCGGATTGTTCTCTTTGCGTTTCTTGTATTCAATCAGTTCTCTGAGGAACGTTTCATTGTTGATGTAGTGTCGTTGTTTGCTCATTCAAATATACCATAAAAAGTTGTTGACAGGGGGCTTGACATGTGTTATAGTCCACGGTGTAGCCCCGATGATATTAATGTATCTTTATTCCTTTGGATGTTTCCAATTCATTTAATGCTTCCATCATTTCTTCCTTAATATCCTCATTACTGGAATCCATCACAGAGTTTATTTTTTTAACCGCAGTTACATAATAATCTTCAAAGTTTTCATTTGGATCCATAAAACATACCACCTCATCAAGAGGAATCTTTACAGAAGTGCCTTTCATTACAGACAAAGGTAACCAATGTTGCAATACCAAATTGGAATTTACCACAGAGAACATCATAGGATAATCCAATTCCACGGTATTGTTTTCTTTTTCTGTGTAACAAATAACATCAGAACCATCTTTAAGTCTTACTATTTGTACCGTCATCTTTAAGTCCTATGTTATAAATTTTATAAGGGAACTTCTCCTCATTATATATCTTTACTCGTTCCACGAAATGTCTGAGTGTGAAGTTCATGTGTTTCTTGTGTCTGAGGTCATCCGCAATATCGTAGAGTGTGGCTTGGTCTTTGGTACCTGACTTTCGTAAACCTCTTCCGATACTTTGCAGATTGCGAACTCTTGACTTAGAAGGACTTGCAAAGATGATATTGTGTAGATTGCGAATGTTAATACCAGTACTAAAAGTGCCAAAAGATGCCACAATAATTGCGTCATTTTCTTCCTCCATTATGCGTCTTACCTGTTCTCTTTCTTCTGCTTCAACACCACCATGGATAAAAAATACTTTTCGGTCTCCTGCCTTTTCTTTAATCATATTGTATAGAACTTGACCGTGTTTCTCTACCATTTGGTAAAGTACCAACGTATTGGTTTTCATACTGATTGCCAAGTTTCTGATAAAACGATTTCGATTATGGCTATTAATTAGATATTCAATTTCTTGTTGATAAGTCCAATCTTTTGATTCTTCGCATTTTTCTGGTGAATGTTTCAATATCAAGCACTTGATGATAAATGATGAAAGTATGTTCTTATCAATGAGTTCTTTTGTTGTGATGACCTGACGGACAGGACCAAACAAACCTTCCAACACCAACTTATGTGTTTTGGTACCATCCAATGTACCAGTCAAACCAATTCTGTACTTTGCATTTGTACAGGCCGTCATAATTGTAGTTAATGATTGTGCCTTAAACAAATGCGCCTCATCACCAATGATATATTGAAACTGTTGGAAATATTCGGGTGGCATCTGATACAGTGATTGCCATGTAGAGATAATCAGTTTCTTACCAGAATGTTTTTCTTTTCCTTGGTAGATTTTGTGTACATATTCATCTACATCAAAGTCAGTTTCAGATGCATAGTCTTTAAAGTCTGACGTTAATTGTTCCACCAGTGATGTGGTTGGAACGATAATCAAACCTTTCAAGTCTTGGTAATCCAAGAGTTGTCTAAAGATGAGGTATATAATTAACGATTTACCTGATGCGGTAGGAGACAAAAGAAGTTTTCTTTTTGCCTGCATTGCCTCAATGAATGCTTCTTGTTGGTGTTCATTTACTGTAATTGGATTACCAGATGAATGTAGATTCAAAGACTTGAAGAACTTATCTGCCTGATAAACAGAGAATTCATCCTCCATTTCTTCATATTCATATTTGTATCCACGTTCTTCACAGAACTCTTTTAGATATGGAATCAAACCCAAATATAATTGTTGTGTGTGTAGATTAAACAGTCTTATCTTACCATCCCAAATGCGATTCCGATAGGCTGGAACGAATTGGTAACCTGGTACAAAGAATGTAAAGTACTCTGAAAGTTCCATTGCGGTAGACCTTTCACACTGTACTTTGGCGTACACCTCATCTTTTTTAGTTATGATAATATCATTGCCCATTAATAAATTTTTCCCAAGAAATAAAATCTCTTAATTGCCAAGTTCTTTGCTTCAACTCCTGCATGATAGATTCGATTACAGAAACACATTCTTCATGGTAGACCTTCTTTTCTAAAAGTTTGATTAGGTCTTTGTCTGCTTCCATGTAAGTTGCCATGTCTGACTTGAGTACAAATGGAAAGGGTTCCCATCCATGTTCATCTAATTCTTCTTTAGACATTTTACCTGTGAAGTATTCTGCCTTGATTTTCTTCATACGGAGATAATCAAAGTGTGCCTTCTTGGATGCAATCTTGTGTTTGGTAAGAATGCCCAAATACTTACTGTGGAGTGTGGGTATTTTTAAAAGTTCTTTGGAAGGTTCAGTCTGGTCAATGACCGCATCGTTCTCCCAAAGTTTTAAAATCTGTTCAAGTGTTTCCATATCAATTCAAAAAACAAATAATGTATATTATATCAGAAAAGCATTACAAAGGCAAGAACTCGTAGTACATATAATTGAATGTTGCCGTTGCGGTAATGATTGTATCGGCAGACAAAGTGGTATCGAAATTAATATCTGCAATGTCTGTTGGGTAAAGACCAATGAATTGAACTCTTGCAACTGGATTGTTCAATGCACTTAACACCGTTAATGTTGCATCTGCTTGTCTTTTGCCACCAGCCAAACGATTCAGTCTTTCACGTTCCTCTAGATTTGGATGACCAATTGACATTAACCAGTCATAGATGTTCTTCCAAGATTCTAAATCTTCATTCACAATAAAAGTAACTGACAGACTGCCGAATGTTAATTTGTTACCTGGAACATTAACATCTAATGTTGGTGTTGGAAACATTGCAGAACCCAAGGAGATACTTGGTATGCTTACAGACTGGCAAAAATATGTTGTTGACGGCATTCTAGTGAATGTCATCAAGAATTTGGTAGGTTGTAACGGATTGGTATTCTGAGGATTTCTGTTCAGTACAGT